TGTAGATCATAATCAATATACTCATCCAAACCAAACTCTGTAGGAAGTGTTGTGACAAAAGAAATAATATTTTGATGGGACGGATTGCGTTCCAGTAGATACAGAAACTTAATCTTCTCTGCGTCTTTGATCAATGAATATTTCTTTGTTAGTTTCATATCCCGTAAAATCATATTGTAGATGATCGAACCACGAACATGAATTGGTGTTCCTGATTTGATTCCAGATGAGGAAGTATATTTGCTAATCCCGTTGACGCCTCGTGGGAAAGAAATATCTTCTGGTTTCATTGTGACAAACTCTTCCTTGAAGTCTGTAATAAATTTGATCAAAGTATCTTCATCTGTGGTCATAATAAGTTTCAGTGCTTCCTTAATCTTATCACGACACGCAGATGGTGTAGAACTTCTCACTGCTTCGATGCCCATTATCTTTAACTTGGGTTCAGGAAGTAGATGTCCATTATCATGCACATTTAAAATGTATCTTTTCTTTGCGGTGAAGATTCCTTTATCTGCGATTACTTCTCTACCCATGACCATCTTTTGATCATATGCATTGGTGTATTCTGCCAGCTCTTCATACTTTGAAGTTATGAAAGGTTGAATCTTTTCCTCGCAAAATTTATCAATCAACTTGACTGCCTGGATCGTGTCCACATTATCGGGGATCATACTACTCATAGAAATATACACACTATCCGTGTCTGCGGCAATGATGTAATCTTTGTCTACTGTCCCACATATTTTATTGAACCATTCGTTCAATGCTTTCTCAATCCAACGAATTGAAAGTTGTCCAGACAACGTGACTGCTTCTGCAAGACGGATGTCATAGAACCGGAACCATTGATTGCCAATCGCACCATATGCAGAGTTCAACTGAATCTTCTTCGCCATTTGCATGTTTTTATACTTTGCGATTCGGTTCACTATCTCTGCACGTTTGATACTATCTTTACTATGATCTGCCAGAAGTTCTTCTTCTGCAATAAACTGAAGAGCCTGATATTTCTTTCTGGCCGTGTACATCCTTTCCATCATCTCTGGAAGGAAACCCTGTTTTTCCAAAGTAAAAGTTTCGCCGTTGGGAGTGATGGTAAGATTCTTTTCAACCAACCATGATATCTCAGCTTTCTTCGCTAAGAGAGTGTCTACATTGACATCATCCATTGGTGGTGTATTCGCAAGAGTTTCCGGTGAAATATTGTATTGCATTATAAGATGCGGATACAGACTGTTCAAGTCAAAAGACACGACCCATTTGTGGAATCCAAGAATCGGATCTTTTACATATGCACCAGTGTATGCAGTGTCCTTGTAATTGTGACGCTTCGATGGCATGACCAATCTTCTTTCACGAAGATGGTTATAGATTAGTGTGTCCCACATACGAACTTGTGAAAACACATCTCCAAAATTAACCTTCGCATCGAATGCCATGGTCAATGCGAGTTCAATCAGTTTCATTTTTTCTTCTAGTTTGTGAACCAGTTCGGTATCTTGAATGTTATACTCTGCAAATTTCTGGAAGTCTTTTTTGTAGAGAGTATGAAGACTATCATGTTCAGAATAGTCAACCTTCTGTCCAAGACCTTCGACAAATGCAATATGGTTTAGAGTATATTTCTCCTGATTTGAATAAGTAAATTTCCGATAGAGATCAAGATAGTCAAGACTTGCGATTCCCATGATGTTGTAAATTTCTGCTTCTCGGCCATACTGTTCTACTTTCTTTTGATGGACCATTCCCCAAGGAGACAACTTCTTTGCGGCGTCTTTGCCTAGGATTATGGAAATTCTATTCACAAGATATGGAATATCGAAGAACGATGTGTTCCACCCTGTAATAACATCTGGATAATACTTCACCCAGAAATCCATGAATCTTCCCAAGAGATCAACTTCATCATCACATTTGATATACTTTACATCGGTTCTTGTGGTTGTGAAATCCTTAAAACCAAAAACAACATATCCACTTGAATCACGGATGGTGATAATTAAAACTTCCTCTTTGGCAACAGATGGTTCTGGAAATCCGTCTTCCGATGCAACTTCTATATCGAGTGTACAGATACGAACCTTGTTGATGTCCCAATGAATTTCATCTGGAAATTCGTCACCAAGAAACTGATAGATATAATTCTCATTACCCATGACTTGAAAATTGGCAATGTTTTTATATTGATTAAAGAAATCCTTCGCATCTTTGATACTACCCATCTGCATTTTTTCTGCAAACTCGCCATCCAGTGTCTTGAACTTACTCTGTTCTTTTGTATGGATAAAAAGGTGGGGTCTATATGGGATTCTTAATTGGACTCTCTTTTCGTTCTCGTCAATTCCACGATATAAAACATTGTTTCCGACTATTACAGCATTAGTATAAAATTTACTCATAGTATTTCCTATTAATTATAAAAGTCCTCTAAAAATTCTTGACTAATATTTCTTTAATTGCTCCACGGCCTTCCGCATTACTATTTATATTTCGTCGGGCATTAATAGTTATTATGTCCCATTGATGATACAGATCAGTAGTGAAGTCACAATATGAATTGGATAGAAGAAATCTCACACCTTTCTTATCCAACTTCACGCACACTTCTGCGAGTGCGGTATGAGCAGATGTTCCAAACTTATCTGGTCCATATCCTACAAACGATGTGCTATTAAGTGGATAATACGGCGGATCAAAATACACAAGATCATCTGGATACATTGGACGGATTTTATCAAACCCCTGACACAAGATGTCTACTTTCTTTGGTTTGTTAAACATATGAAATGCACGTTTCATATCATCTAATTTATACATCGTAGGATTCTTGTATTTGCCCCAAGGTGAATTAAATTCCCCCTGTTGATTTGTCCTATACAATCCGTTGAAACATGTCTTGTTTAGAAATAAGAATCGTGCTGCTCTCTTCACTGGACTATTGGACCTGAATCCAAAGTTTCTATCCCACCCACGAATGTTATAAAAGTTTTCTTCAGTAATAGCAAATTGATTTATTGCAAGTAACAATTTTGGCAAATCTGTTTTGACTACATTATAAAAATTGATAAGTTCAGAATTGGTATCACTCAAAATACACTTCTTCGGTTGATGGGGAAGATTAAAGAATATTGCTCCACCACCAAGGAAGGGTTCATAGTAAGTGTTTATATCATCTGGTATATAAGGTAACATCTGGCGAAAGAGTTTTTGTTTACCTCCTGCCCATTTTAATAATGGTTTCATCCTGTAACTCTCTTATCATTTTTCCATTTTAGAAATACATCACGAAATGCTTTCAATTTTGTTTTGCCTGGCAGTTTTAGTTTTGGTATCCGACCAAGAATATCAGCATTAGTTGAAGTAGAGAAATATGCCTGGGTTTCATCTCTATATTCTGCCGGGGAGTATCCTTCTTCTTTCAAATACAAATGCATCCTATTCCGTTGAGAAACTGTGAGAGAATTATATAATTCGTTCATTTCTTTCTTATACTTTGTTCGCAAATAATAAAAACCATGAGCAAGCTCATGGTCCACATCCATGTTTCGGAAAGTTCCTATTACACAGAATTTTTTCTTTGAGGGATTTGACTTTGGGGTATAAATATCATATCCAAATTTATTTCTCACAGATTTTTTTATTATCTTTAAAAGAACTTCTTCTTTTTTCAATGGACGGCGAAATTTTGCAAACTTCCAAATGAAATCATAAATTGTACGATCTGTAATATTAAACCCTACCCAATCATCATCGTATGTAAAATGACCATCTGTATTTTCCGCATGTATATCCATATATTCTTCAAGAGTAAAAAACTGTTCACGAATATTTAAATATGGTGATTCAGAAAATTCCTGCAATCTACAGAATGACATTGCAAGATAATACTGTGAATGATATTTTAAATGAATGATACCCTCGCGAGCATCTTCTGGATACACCGTAACATCAATATTTTTATTCATATTATAATCCCCATTTTCCGTTGGGTTACACAGGCGCTGTTAGGACTAATTCACAGCAGACCTTCCTTCGTCTCAAGTGTTGACTGAACCTCAGTCGAGGTTGGGACTGTCCAAAGTCCACTATACCTTGAGCATATACCTATGAAATGCATAGTACCGGCCAAAAAATCATGGTATTCCGAGCACCCAAACATTTCCCTCTTTCTCACCCGTTGGAAAAATCAATTAAGTGGTTTTGTCATCTCTGTTCCACGAATCAACCATCGAATGGTTGATAATGACCACGTTGACCTGTGGCCATCAGCGCACGCTGTCGTGTGCCCGTGCCACGGGGGCCCCGAGGTAGCGGTCCTGTGCCCGTGGACCCTATTCCGCCCACTCTGTCCATTTTCTTTTCTGGTTTCGCATAAATTTCTTCTGTTTCACAACCATTCTTCAATACCATTTCACCCTGCGCGAGTTTGTCTCCATCACTTAAAAGTATATTTTTGGTAGAAACATTCTTGCAAATGAGGAAAAGTTCTTCCACATAATCCGAATCAATGATTCCCACACTATGCGGAAAAATCAATCCCTTCTTCAGGTACAAACTAGAACGTGGATACACCTTGACACAAAAATTCATTGGAATATCTAAAATCAGTCCGGTTGGAATAAGTGCAGTGGTATTCGGGGACATTGTAATACCAGCAGTGAGATTTGAGAAATAACGATGGACATCAAACTTCTTTAACTCATCATTAAAGAGTGTCACGGTTCCACTGTGAAACAATGCATGAATATCAAAACATGCAGAACCCAATGTGGCTTGTTTTGGAATAATTGCATTGGGATGCAATTTATAAAATTTTAATGACATAATAAAGTCTCCGTTTACTTTCGTCCTATATTGTATTTTGGGCAAAGTTCCCATTGGTCCTTGTCGCCATACTTGATGATCTTAATTTGACTGAGTGGAGCGACAGGCCCTGAAGATTTTTCTGGACTCTTGAGTACAACCAATCCCCAATCTGCAAGTAGATTTGCAATAGTGTTTCTTCTTGCAAGATCGTTCTGTGAAAAATTGGTGAATTTCTTGTCGAGAGCGAATAGTTCCTTGAAGTGAACGATGAAATAACGACTTTCTTGTGTCTCCCTATCCCTTTTGTGCAAGATATGGCAAGACTGAAATAGTTTCAACTCTCTTCGACTAGAAACCCCAATTCGTGTCAATGTTTCCATTACTTTTAAAAAATCCTGCTGATCTTTCAGGACAACTTCTACCATATCATCCTGCATCCAATCTACAATGTCAGTCATTTTCTTCCACCTTTCTCCAATTTACTCCTAATGTATTCAATATCGGTGGTAGAAAGGATCATCAAGGCTTCTAATGCACGATTATTATTATACCCGTAATATTCCTTTACCACCTGTAACGCATCGGGATCATCACGTTTGTCCCATTTCTTAAAGCGTTTTCTTTTCCTAGTTATATTTAGGAAAAAAGAGTATTGGAGTTTCTTGGGTAGAGAATGACACCTATTCATTTCATTGGCGAACATGATCGTGTCTGCGAAATAACTTAGACATTTGTTTATAACAAAGGGTAGATAGTCCTTTTCTTTCTGTCCTGTTTCATCATCTGACATCAAATCTTCTTTAGTCAGGTTGATGGATTTCAAAAATTCTCCCAATTGAGGCATGTATTATCCTCCTATTTAAACTCACATCGAAGCATGATCTCTGTCAATGCAGCGACCAAATTGATCTCTTGGTCTGCAACAAATGCAGACTCGTATTCATACTTCGCAATAATCAACACAAGATTTGGTTGACTCGCAGGAGCAATGTGGTCTTCCATCGTATCATAGATTTCTCTATAGATTTTGATTGGATCATTGTCCAGATTTTGAACAACCCATTTTCTTGCCTCGTTCCATTTCTTTTCTTTCAGAAACTTGACGAGAACTTTAATACTAACTTCACCGACTTCTGCAAGAATCCCGCTATCGATTTCACCATTCAAAGAATATTTCTGGAGTTCATTCAACACTCTGCGCATGTCAGGGAAATGTTTCTTGATCAATTCCACAACAACTTTATCATCATGTTTCACTTGTTCCGTTTTGAGAATATACTTTACCCTCGCAAATAATCCTGCGGCAATTTCTTGTTTGTCTTTATTCTTGAACTGGAAATCAACCTCCGAGCATCTGGAACGCAATGCATCAAGAATCTTGTTCTTAAAATTGCATGTCATAATGAACCTACAGTTGCCTGCAAATTCTTCCATGAATCCACGGAGTGCTGGTTGAGTTGATTGTGGATTGAGAAAATCTGCCTCATCAAGAATAACAACTTTGAAATCACCATCACCAAAACTGACAGTGGATGCAAAGTTTTTAATCTTGGTTCGCAGTATATCAATACCACTTTCTTCTGAACCGTTGATCATGATCCAATCAATTCCCAATTCCGAACAGAGTGCCTTCGCAACAGTTGTCTTCCCGACTCCCGCAGGACCAGAAAAGATAAAGCCTGGGAGATTTTTATTTTCTACCACATCATTGAAGACCCTTCTCAGTTCATCAGTGAGAATGCAATCTTCGATTTTCTTCGGGCGATATTTCTCCGTCCATACAAACATTTCACGCTCTGACATAATGACCTCAATCGTTTAGATGTTCCACACCGAATCGGGCTCAAGTGCGATGTAGTATTTCAAATCAATTTCCAGATTCTCAAAAAGAGAAATCTTCTCTGCGGCAACAGAAACTTTATAATCACCGGGGAGAATTTTCATGTTCTCTGATTTGAAGTTCATAA